AGCACGGCACGCAGTTCGAGGTTCTTCGCCTCGATGGCACGCAGCAGTTCGATCTGCGAGCGGAGCTTGTCAGCACGCTCGGACAGCGAGCGAAGCGACGACTCCTCCTCGGCGTTCATCGCGGGGGCGTCGCCCTCGGCGGGAGCCTCGCTCATCGCCTCCATCTCGGCGACGACAGCAGCGAGTTCGTCGAGCAGTGCCTTGATCTTGTCCACGATGGGCTCTCCTTGGTCGGGATGCGGCGACGCTCACGCCGCCTATCCACGAACCTACGGAGCCAGACCGGCACCCTTGCAGTTCGACGCGAGGGTCTTTTACTAACCAGTAAAGGCCCGACGACGCACGTGCTCGGAATGCACGACGTGCTTGTCGGTGTGCCCGCAGCGGGGGCAGCGAAGGTAGCGAGTCTGGTACTCGCCTCGTGCCTGACTCGACGCGACGTTGAGCCGAGCGGCCTTGCACCGCTCGCACGTGTCGCCGGACTTAGCGGCCATGCTGTGTCAGGTACTCGCGGAGTTCTCGGGCACGGGCCGCCGCAGCCATGCGACGATGAGCCTCGGCGTCACGCTGACGGCGGAACGCATCGTAGGACCGCTGGGCAACTTTCACGTCGGCGTCGGGGTACGCGGGGAACGTGACCGGCCCGACATCAAGGAGCGAGTCGATGCGGTTGATGACCCTGACGCTGCGTCCATCTTCGACGCTCCACGAGTCGCCGCCGCTCGGGACCGTGAACGAGAACGACGATCCCTTGACGATGCCTGCCCGGATGTTGCTCGCGATGTCCCGCCCGTACGTCGTGTCAGGCACCGGGAACTCATACCGCAGCCCGATCTCGTCCACGCTCATCGACAGCGTGCCTGGATATCTCGCGAGCGGGTAGTTCGCGTCGTGGTTCCAGAGGGCGCGAGTCTCCAGCGGCTTCCGCCGCCCGCGACGCTCGGCGACGATGCCGAACGCACCAGGGTCGATCCGCTCGACGAAGTCGCCGAGGTCGAGCGACAAGACACCGAACTTCGCGGCGTAGCCGACGATGTACTCGCGATCGCTGCCGTCGTCCTCGCTGCGGCTCTCGACCGCGAGCAGCGGGACAGCCGACTCGATCTCGTCAATCGCGAGGGAACGTCGCTCGATGTTCATCGTGTGGCTCCTGTCGTTCTCGTCCGCTGAGTTCATCTGCTCCACCAGTTTCCGACTCCATGCCCAGCCAGGGTCCGAGCCCCAAAGCGCCCAAGCGATGCGAGAAGGGGATGGGAAACCGTCCTCGCCTGGGCTCCATCCCGTCGTCCCGACGTTCGTCTGATGCCTGTCGAAGAACGCCTTCATCCGCCGAGCCGTCTCGGGGCTGATATTCACTCCGTTGCTCAGGTCTCTCGCTCGGGCAACGCCGACTGCCGTGCCGCCTCGGCCGTATTCGCTTCGCCACGCGAGACCCTTCGCAGCCTCTTCACGCACGCCCGACGGCGGCGAGAAGTCGATGTGGTCATACCTAGCCGCCACGCTTCCGCCTCCGTGGCTTCGCCCGTGGCTCCTCCGCAGGCGGCGGCTCGGGCAGCGCGTCGATCTTCGTGAGCGTCGAGACCTTGTGTCCGACCTGCGTGTCGGTCGCCCGCCAGCCGCCGCTGACTTCCTCGTACACCGTGATGAGCGCCGCCGGGTCGTCCTCGGTCGCGTCGATCGCAAAGTCCGTGCCGGGCACATCGAGCCGACCGTAGTCCATCACGTGGTCGATGCGGCCACGAGCTCGCCCGCCAGACGAGCCCCACGAGACGAAGTCGCCCTCGGCGACGGTGCCGGGCTCGGCTCGCTTCTCTGCGGAGCGGATCGTCTGCGGCGAGTCGTCCACCCACACGTCTACGTCGATGCCAGCCGCCTCGGCCGCGTCAGCCTTGAGCGTGTCGCCGCCCACGAGCAGCACCTGCGAGAACGCATCGGCGTAGTCGCCGAGCGTCGCCATGACTGACTGACGATCAGCCTCGGGGCGACGCGAGATCATCACGACCGTGTTGCCGTCGGCAACCGACTTGCGGGCAAACTCGCCCCACATAGCAGGATCGGCCGCGAACGTGCGGTCGAAGTCGATGCTGATCGTGAGAGCACGCATCTCGGGAAGCGACCTCGCGGGGGCGTCTTCGACTACCGGCACTTGCTGCGGCTGCGCATCCGCTGCTACTGCCGGTTGACGCTCGACCACCCCTGCGAGGATCGCGTCGATCTGTGCGGGCGGGATCGAAGGGAACGACGCGGCGATCATCGCTGCCGCACCATCGCGGGTGACCAGACCATCGGAGATCGACTGCACGATGGCGATGAGCCCAGTGATCTGGGCACCGTTGAGGCTGACCTCGGCGACCTGGGGCGTGGCGTCCGGTACGGGCTCGGGCGTCGGCGACGCGGCGTCTGCCACCGGCTCCTCGACGACGATCTCCTCGACGACCGGAGCTGACTCCGCTGCCGCAGCCGCCTTGTCGAGCGTGGTCATGTTGAGTTGCACGAACCGCACGTCGCCGCCTTCGACGGGGTTCATGTTCTCCCACGCACGTATCTCGTTCACGCTCGCCACGCCCAGATTCCAAAGCGTGTTGAAGTACGCCGATCGCCCAGCGGCATCGGCACGCAACAGCCCTCGCGTGTCGAACTCCGCGAACAGCGAGTCGTCCGTGATGAGGTCGCGAGCAATCGCGGACTCGATGCGACGCAGCCACGGCATCAGCCCGTTCGTGACGAAGTCGATGCTCTGCTGCTCGATGTTCGAGAACGACGACCGGGACAGATCGCCGACCAGATGAGGCGGCACACCCCAGACTCGTGCGCACTCCTCGACGGCGAAACGGCGGGTCTCCAGAAACTGCGACTCTTGCATATTCCCGCCGCCGATCTCGATCGGCTTGAGCCCGCCTTGAAGCACCGCCGTGCGGTGACTTCGCTCGCTGCCACGGTGCATCCGTTCCCAGCCGTTGCGAAGCGCCTCGGCCGCCTCGGCTGAGATCGTGCTGTCCGTAGACAGAACCACGCCGGGCCGAGCACCGTTGCCGAAGAACGACGCGCCGTGAATCTCGCACGCACGAGCCAGCCCGATCGCGTCGCGGGCGAGCTCGACCGGAACCATGCCGTTGACGCCGTCATCCGAGAGCCACCGCAGGTGCATGATCGCATCCTGCGAGTAGATCGTCTCGGTGCCGCGATCCTCGCGGTAGCGGTAACGCAGCCGCCCGTTCTCAACCCGCTCGACTTGCATTCGGCTCGGGTGCAGCACGATCAACTGCGTCGCAGGACCGGCACCGGCGATCTCGACGAACGCCTGCCCGTGCGTGAGCAGGTGGAGCATGATCTGCTCTCGCCACTCGTAGCTCGTCTGCCAGCCGTTCGGCCGCTCGTGGAGGATGCGGTACAGCGGCACCTCGCGGGCGATTTCCTTTCCGCCGTTCGGCAACCGACGGTAGAGATGCAACGGGAGCCCGGCCACGCTGGACGAGAGCACGCGAACGCACGCGAGGACGACCGTCGAGCGGAGCGCCGTTTCAGGGTCGATCCGCACGCCCGATGGATTGCGGTTGCCGCCGTAGCCACCCGACTCGTAGTCCCAGTTGCGGGACTCGTACTCGGAAGTCGGAAGCCAGAGGATGCGGTCGGATGGTGCGATCATAAGAAGAGGATGGAGGGTTCCGCTCCAGGCTTGTTCGTGATTTGGTCAGACTCCCAGCCGCCGAGGGCGAAGATGAGAGCCACGATGCCGTCGATGCGTCCCGTGCTTTTTTTCTTCACCGGCCGCACATCTTCGTAGGCGTTCGTCTCCACGGTCACGTTCGCGGCCATCCACGAGAGCACCGGATTGCCGCCATGCCGCAGGCGCTGCTGCAACACGAGCGACTCCAGGCGGCGCGTCGGCGACGACATCCCGCGAAAACCTTGGCTCCATCCTGACACGCGCAGCCCCGCCCCTTGCAGTTCCACGGCGAGTTGCACCGCCCCGGTCAGGTCCATGTAGACGTGCTCGACCTCGTGGGTTTTCGCATACTCCAGCACGTACTCTCGTATCTTCGAGTGGTCGATGATGTTGCCGTCTGTCGCCGTGATGTACCCAGAGTTCACCCAGTGCTGGAACGGCTGACGGTCGGTTTTCTCCCGCTCCATGATGAGATCGCGTGGAGCCCAGAACATCGCATCCACCTCGAACTCGTCGCCCTCGCACGGGTACAGGGCGACCATCGCCGAGAGGTCTGTCGTCTTCGACAAGTCCATGCCGATGATGCACTTTCGACCGGCGAACGGCTCGCGTGGGCCGCTGGCACACGACGCCCACTTTTCCGGGTCGAGCCACCTATTCGTTGACTCGGTCCAAACTCCCAAGGAATACCTGAGCCAGCCGTTCAATTTTGTGGCCTTGTTCTTCGCCTCGCGGGCATCCGCCGCGAACGCCTCCTCGGTCATCGTGATGCCCATGCCGGGATTGGAACGACGCCATGTCGCCGGATCGAAGTAGTCCTCGCTGCCGTCCGTTTTCGCTCCGTAGATCCGTCCGTAGAACCTCGGGTCATAGTTCGGATCTGCGATCACCTGCTCGGCGTACTCGTGCTGCTCCCAGCAGATCGTGTCGCGTCGGTCACCGGCAGTCGTGATCGTGCAAAGCAGCGGCTCACGCCTGGAGCGACCCGAGTAGCGGAGCGCCTCGAACAGCCTCCGGTCGGGCCACGCATGGAGCTCATCGCAGAATACGAACGAGTAGGACGGTCCCTCGGCCGCACCGGCGTCACGCGAGATCACACGCATCGACGAGCCGGTGCCCATGCAGACGATCGTCTTCCGAGAATCGACCACCTCAAGCGACGCCGCCAGCTCAGGCGACCGCTTCACCATCGCGGCGGTCTCGTCGAAGATGATCGCCGCTTGGTTGCGGTCCTTCGCCGCGATGCACCCGAGCTCGCCCTGTCCCTCCATGAGCAGATGCCAGATCGAGAGGCACGAGAGCAAGGTGCTCTTTGCGTTCTTTTTGGGCACCTCTAGGTAGGCGAGTCGATACCTCCGCAGCCCGTCATCAGTGCGCCACCCGTAGAGCGGCTCGATCACGTCGTGCTTGTGCCAGTCGAGCAGACGCATCGGCTCGCCAGCCTTCGCGGTGGGCGAGTCCTTGGTGTGGCAACACACCGACTCAAGGAAGCCGATGACGAGGTCGGCTGCGTCTTGATCGTACGTGTAGCCCTTGACGTACTCGGGCTTACGCCTTGCGGGCAGCCTTGATCGCCCTGAACTTGTCGATGGCGCTTTCGGCCTTGGCATCCGGTTCCACCTTCAGCGAGGCACGGGCAGCGGGCGACAGTCCGAAGTCGGACTCCAGTTGCCGCAACTGCTGAGCGAGTTTGTGGGCGATCGCGACCTCGGGTCGCTGGGCGATGTACTTCACCTCGCCGCCGTCATTGAGGATCGGGTAGGTGTCGCCGTCTGCCTTGAGTTTTGCACGCACCGCCAGCCACCACTCCCACGTGTCGCAGTAGCGGGCGAGTGCCTCGACATCGGCGCGCGTCATCACACGCGTCGCCTGGAGCATGGGCAGAAGTTCGCCCCAGCGACGGGCCGCCACCTCGCCGAGGTGCGGAGGCATTGAGACGCCGTCGCTCGGCGGCTGCGGCTCGTTCAGCGAGTCCGGCTTTTTGCTCGGGTTTCCGCGCAGCAGTCGAAGCTTGGTCGGCTCAGGTTTTGGTCCGCGTCGGCCCACGACCTACCCCCCTCGAATTACCACCGCACAACTGCACACAGGAGGCAACCGGGGTTTATTGCGTATTCACACGGAAGGCGCGACCCGCCCCCCCGGTCCTCGGTTTTCCTTGATCGTCTTCGCCGCGTGGCACGCGACGCACAAGCACTGCCCGCCATCCACGTCATACCGACTGCGTCCATCCTCGCAGCGATCGGTCCCATGCACGACCGGGCTTGCGTGGTCCGCGTGTGCTTCCCGCTTGTTGGCACATACTCGCCCGCACCGGCGACACGTCCACGCGTCACGCAGGAGCACAGCCATCCGCCATGCCCGGTGCCGCTCGTCGCAGTAGCCACGCTGGTAGGCGTTGGGTCGAGCCTCGGGCTTGCGTGGCGTGCGGAGCCGAGGAGGGCGGCACGTCGGTATCCGCTGCGGCATATCTTCACGCTACCACGCGTCCCCGTAACTCTTGCAGTTCCGCGTCCATCATCCCCGCCACCAGCCCGTCGAACGTCACCCTCGGAACCCATCTAAGTTGCCTGCGTGCCTTGCTCGCGTCGCCCAGCAATAGATCCACCTCGGCCGGTCGGTAGTAGCGTGGGTCGATCTCCACGTGGTCTCGGTAGTCCAGCCCAACGTGGGCAAACGCCCGCCCGCAGAACTCCCGCACGCTGTGCGTCTCGCCCGTGGCGATGACATAGTCGTCTGGCTCGTCCTCTTGCAGCATGAGCCACATCGCCTCGACGTAGTCGGCTGCGTGTCCCCAATCACGCCGGGCGTCGAGGTTGCCCAGGTACAGCGTCTCGGGGATGCCGCTGGCGATCCTCGCCGCTGCCCGTGTGATCTTGCGGGTCACGAACGTCTCGCCCCGTCTCGGGCTCTCGTGGTTGAAGAGGATGCCGCACGAGGCGTGCATCCCGTAGCTCTCGCGGTAGTTGACCGTTATCCAGTGAGCGTAGACCTTCGCCACGCCGTACGGCGATCGTGGGCGAAACGGCGTCGTCTCGCGTTGCGGCGTCTCGGCGACCTGCCCGTACATCTCGGAGGAGGACGCTTGATAGACACGGCACCCAGGCACGACGCGGGCTGCTTCGAGGACGTTGAGCGCACCGAGCCCGACCGCTTCCGCCGTGTACGCGGGCTGGTCGAACGACACCCGTACGTGGCTCTGTGCCGCGAGGTTGTAGAGCTCGTCTGGCTCGATCTCAGCGACGAGCCTCGCCATCGCACCGCCGTCGGTCACGTCGCCGTAGTGCAGGTTGAGCCGGTGGAAGATGTGCTCGATTCGTTGCGTGCCGAACGTGCTCGACCGCCGCACGATGCCGTGGACGACGTAGCCCTTCGCGAGCAGGAGCTCGGCGAGGTAGGAGCCATCCTGCCCGGTGATGCCGGTGATCAGAGCGACGCGCATTGATCCCTCCACCACGAGACCGTCTCGGCGATGCCGTTCTGTAGGCTGACCCTCGGCGTCCACCCGAGAATCTCGCGGGCTCGCGTGGCATCGACCGCACGCCTCGGCTGACCGTCGGGCTTCGAGGAGTCCCAGCGGATCGTGCCCATGTAGCCGCACTCGCCCGCGATCATCTCGGCGAGCTTCCGCATCTGCACTTCGCCGCCGCCGCCTAGGTTGATCGGGTCGGGCGTCGTCACCGTCTCCGCTGCTCGCACGATGCCTTCGGCGGCGTCATCGACGTGGAGGAACTCTCGCGACGCACAGCCCGTCCCCCAGAGCGTGACCGGATCGGTGCGGCAGAATCGCCGGATCATCGCCGGGATCACATGCGAAGACACCGGGTCGAAGTTGTCGTGCGGGCCGTACAGATTCGTCGGAATCACTACAGCGCCAGGCAGAGAATATTCCTTGTGGTACTGCTTGAGCAGTTCGTAGACCGCTCGCTTCGCAATCCCGTACCCCGCGTTCGTTGGCTCGGGGTAGCCGTTCCAGAGATCCGACTCGACGAACGGCACGGGCGGGTCGAGTGGATAACTGCACACCGTCCCGACGACGACGATCTTCTCGACCTCGAACCGTCGGCACTGCTCAACGACGTTCAAACCCATCGCGAGGTTCGCGTAGGTAAACCTTCCCGGCGTCGCCATATTCGCCCCGATGCCGCCGACTTCGGCCGCGAGGTGCAGCACGACTTCGGGTCGGTGGTCGTCGAAGAGGTCGATCGTGTCCTCCTCGCTGGTCAGGTCGCACGCGACCCTGCGAGGCACGATCACGTGACGGCATCCGCGACCGCGCAACAAGCGGCAGACCGCCTTGCCGAGAAACCCGGCGCCGCCCGTGACGAGGATTCGCTTGGTTGATATGTCCATGCCCGCATGGTGCGGCACGTGTCAACTCAGCCGTCCTCGTTTCGGCTCGCGAAGTAGCCCCGCACCCACTCGACGAGCGTCTCGGGTGCCGAGTCGGTCCAGCGGAGCAGTCCGTTCTCGTCCACCTCGACGTGCGTCGCCGGGTCATATCCGCCGTTGACGACGGGGAACCACCGGGAGTGGTACTGGCGGTCGGCGAGGCTCCCGTGGTGCAGGTGCATCGCATCACCGGGCAGGCACGCGATCTCGCCTCGGACCTTCGCGTACGCGAGCTCCGACCACTCGCGGAAGTGCCGCGCCATCGGCTCGTTCATCAGTCGCAGACAGCGTTTCACTTGGTGGTTCGTCCATCCCTCGACCATCATCGAATCGCCGCTGCCGACGATGTGGCGATCGTAGAGCGGCCAGATGTCACGTCGTGCCGCCCACGCACCGCCAGGACAGCAGTTCTGCTCGCTCAGATACCTTTCGCAGCGATGCCCGACGCAAAGTTTCTTACTTTCGATCTGCCCGTCCGGCCCGGCGCAGTGCCACTCGTTCCAGCACTGCACTACGGGCCACTCTTCGAGCGTGCGACACAGCCGCTCGGGCCATTGGTGATCGAGGAACACCATGTCGGCGTCGATCCATGCGATTTTGTCGAAGCGGTCTGGCAGGCGTTCGACCGCGAGGTTGATGAGCCGCTCCTTCTGCCAGAGCACGTTTCGGTCGCCGCCTCGGACCTGGAGCCACGCGTCGTCGCACGTGAACGACTGCCCTTCGTAGGCGAGCTCCACATTGAACGTCGGCACGCCCCACCACTTCATCTCGTGGAGAAAGCGCAGGTAGTTCCGCCGCAGCGACTTCCACCCAGCCGGGTTCCAGAACACGCAGACGACGGCGAGCTCGCCGGGTAGCGGCACCCGCTCGCGTCGCTCGCGCTGCGGTTCTTCGCGACGCAGGATCGACGACAGGACGACCATATCACTCGCCCGCCGCGACCACGCCCTGCTCAACGCCCACCTTCGCCACGTAGTTCATCAACGCCCCAACCGCCGCCGCGAGGTCCGCGTCGGCCTCCGCTCCCGCGAGCAGGTCGCGGATGTGCAGCCGCACCGGCTCGGCTGGTGCCTCCTCCACGCCGTCTGCGGTGCTGCGGAATCGGACCAGCGTCACGCGGGCTTCGGCGTCGCCGCCGACGACACTGGACACAACGATCTCGCGGACCCACAGGCGGTCATACGTGGCTGAATAAGACAGCGGCTCTGCGGCGTACAGCGTGGGGATGTCAGCCATTGATCCTCTCCTCTAGTGCGGCGATGCGTGCTTCCAGTTGCTGGATGTACCGCAGCATCGGCGTGATGAGTTTGCTGTACGTGACGCCACGCAGTTGCGCCTCGCCGTCCACGTCGTCGTAGAAGCAGAGTTCCGGCTTGACCGCCTCCACGTCCTCTGCGATCAGACCGTAGTCGGTGACACCGTCCGCTTCGTCGCTGTAGGTGCCGTCGGCGTTGCGCTTGCGGTAGCGGTACGAGACAGGCGCGAGCGCCGAGAGCCACGACACGTCGTCCAGCGTGACGATGTCGGTCTTGCTCTCGCGGATGGAGGAGACGTAGCCGATGAGCCCGCCGCTATCGACAAACACGTCTCGGTTAGTCCCGCCGACTGTGTTGTTGTAGACGCCAGAAGCCGTGATTTTGCCATCGTTGGCAAACGTCATCAGCGTGCCGCCGCCAGCGTTAGAAATCGCTGCGTCTGGGGTGGCGCTGTTGCTGGTTGCCCCAAAATGCACAGCGCCGCCAGTGCTAACGTAGCGCACTCCAAGTCCGTACTGCTCGCCGTTGCCGTTGATAAACACCCGGCTATCGGTAACGCGAAGCCGCTCATTACCTGCCGTCACAAGCGACAGCGTGTTCGCGCCGCCTACCTGCTGCACGCCCGTATCGTCGTCGCCGCTGATCGCCATGCCCGGTTTGTAGGAGCCGCTGCTGCCGCTGCCTGCGGTGACGAGCGTTTGACCGCCGCCAGTGATTCGCAGCACTTCTGTGAGCGCCCCTCCGCTCCCCGCGGGCGTAGCGCGGAACTGAATGTCGGTGCCGTGATTGGTGGACGACCAGTTCTCGTTCGCACGCCAATTGATTGTGCCGCCAGCGACATATGCAGCGCCGTCGTATGCTGTGCCGTTGATTCCTGCTATTGAGTTTGTGTTGCTCGGTGTTGCTGTTCTGGCAATACCGATTCCCGGATTGGATGCGGCACCGATCTGGATGTTGCTTGTGCTGTCAAAGGCCGTTGAGATTCCCGCCAACACTGTGCCTGTGACTGACATTCCAGAGGACACGGTCAACTGATTCTCTAGCGTGACGTTACCCGTCGCCCGTGCGATGGCGATCGGCGTGCCGAGAAACACGCCAGAGTCCGACCATCGCGTGATCCAGAACGTGGAGCCGACGTTGCTGCCGCTCTCCGCGTCGAATCCCGGCCCAACCTCCCAGCGAGTGCTGCCGGATGTCTGCATACGCAGTTGACGGACGTTGCCCGCGACTGTTCCAGTGACGACGAGCGGAGATGTAACGGTGACGGTGCCAGAGAAACTGCACGTAGCCGCCGTGAGCGTGCCGGTAAAGGTGGGGCTGGCCGTCGGCTGCACCGAGAGCGTGGTGCGCGCCGTCGCGGCCGACACCGCAGTGAGCACGCCGCTCGTCGTGGTGACCACGAATTGATCCGCCGTCGATCCGATCGCCCCGGCGTTGGTGATGTTGCCGTGGGCATGGCTCGTCGGCGTGCGGGCATCACTCAACCTGCTGTCGTCGCCTCGACAGGCTGAGGTGCTGTTGGTCCCGTACGTCACGCTCACCGTGCCCGACGACACGCCAAGCCCCGTGCCGACGATCACCGCACCGGCGGCACCCGTCGTCGCGAGAGGCAGGCGGGCGGCGTCCAGCGTGCCGGAGGTGATGTCCGACGCTGCGTGACTGTGCGACGCGAGTGCATATGACTGGAAAGTGAACGACGTGATGACGTTCGAGGCGTTCTTCCAGAACATCTTGCCATCGGCGTAGTTGATCGCGATCTCGCCGTGCTCAAGCGCCGACGGCGTTGCCGACGCGGTGCCGCTGCGGCGAATCTTGACTGTTGTGGGCATCGTCAGAAGGTGCCCCCGTCGATGCTCGTCGCCCAGGCGATCGTGTCGCTCGATGCCGTGTAGGCGAGGAGTCCATCGTTCGTACCGCCGCCGTCAAGCGCGGTGTACGTGTTCGCCGTGTTCGCCACGAGCACTGAGCCCTGCGGTGCAGACGTGAGCCCGGTTCCGCCGTAGGCGACGCCGACGGCTGTGCCCTGCCAGAC